TCAAGATTCTGGAAAGGATCTAGTAATGAACCCAAGGCAGAAGCGGACAGCCGCCCTCGTCGCCGCACAGGCGATCGTTGAAGGCGCGAAGTCCGCAGTACGGTCCATGACCGATGACGAGAAGTCGCAGGTCGAAGCCCACCTCAAGGAGGTCGAGGAACTCGACGTCCAGATCAAGTCGGCGGACGAGGACCAGGCTCGCCTGTCCCGTCTGTCCGAGCTGACCCCGGCAGCCAAGGAAGGTGGTCACACCGACGAGCAGAAGGCCATCGCCCGCACGCTGGGTGAGCACTTCATCAAGCACGCCGGTGCTCGTCTCGCTGAGATCCGCGGCGTCAAGGGTGCTTCCGTCTCCGCTCCCGAGTGGAGCAAGGCTGCGGCCGACAACCAGGTCAGCACCGGCTTCGGCACGGTCCTGACTGAGGTCGATCGCACCATCGTGCAGGGTATTCGTCCGCGGTTGGTCGTCGCTGATCTGCTCGGTCAGGGCACGATGAGCGGCAACGCGATCAGCTACTTCGTGGAGGGTGCGCTTGAGGGTGCGTTCACCACGGTCGCTGAGGCTGGCGCCAAGCCGCAGTTGCACGTCGTTGACCCGACCACGGTCACTGACGCGCTGAAGAAGATCGCGGGCTTCGTCAAGTTCACCGACGAGATGACCGAGGACCTCGACTTCTACGTGTCTGAGATCAACGGTCGGCTGCTCTACGAGTTGTCCAAGTTCGAGGAGGCGCAGCTGCTCAGCGGCAACGGCGTCGGCACGAACGTCCTGGGCCTCCTGGCTCGTGCGGGCATCCAGTCCTTGGGTGTCGTCGGGGACCTGAAGACGGGCAACCCGGACCAGATCTTCAAGGCGATGACTGCGGTCAGCACCGGCTCCGGCTTGGATGCTGACGGCATCGTCATCAACCCGGTCGACTACCAGGCGCTGCGTCTGGCCAAGGACTCCAACCTGCAGTACTACGGCGGCGGGTTCTTCGCTGCCGAGTACGGCAACGGCACCCTGACTGCGCAGCCTCCGCTGTGGGGTCTGCGGACCGTCATCACCCCGGCGATTGCTGCCGGGACCGTGGCCGTGGCTGGGTTCTCGCAGGCCGCGACGCTCTACCGCAAGGGCGGCGTGCGCGTGGAGTCCACGAACTCCCACGCCTCGGACTTCACGAGCAACCTCGTGACCGTCCGCGCCGAAGAGCGCATCGCCCTGGCTGTGCGCCACCCTGCAGCCATCGTCCAGGTCACCCTCGGCGCTGCCTGATCGGTCGCATGACGGTTGGGGGGTCGGCTGCAACGTCGGCCCCCCAACCTGATCGGCACTCCAACCACCATGAAAGGGCACTCCATGGACGACCTGAAGAAGTACACCGTTGACGTCAACGGAATCCCACACACTTTCCTGCTGACTGATGCGCAGGCCAAGACCCGCGGGTTGAAGCCGGTCGAGGAGAAGCAGGCTCCAGCGCCGGCGAACAAGGCTCGCACGGCACGGAACAAGTCCGGTGGCAACTGACCCCATCGTCATCCCCGGCGACCTCGCGTCGTATCAGGGCGGTGACGCGCAGCTCCTCATCGACCAAGCTACTGCTGATGTACGCCAGTACTGCCATTGGCATGTGACCCCGAGCAAGCCTGCCGTCACGGTCATGCTCGACGGGTCCGGCAACGGGACACAGATCCTCCCGAGTTTGCACGTCACAGCCATTACCTCCGTGATCTACGACGGCACTCTGTTGACCGTGGACGACTACACATGGTCACCGATCGGTGTCATCGAATACGTCGCAGACGGCCCGTACTTCTCGGAGATCCTTCAGTGGGCAACAGGGCTGGGCAAGGTCGTCGTCGTGATGACTCACGGCTACGACGATGCGCCCGACCTGGCTGGCGTGATCTTAGCGTTGGCATCGCGGTCGCAGGGCAACCCGAACCGGTTGACTCGCACGCAGGCTGGTCCGTTCGCTGACCAGTATGAGGTGGGTTCGGGCTTCACCGCCAGTGAGCTTGCGACTCTCGACCGCTACCGTCTCCCGCCACGCCCATGAGAGGCAAGGAGACGGTCACCCGCCTCCGCGGCGTACCCGTGCTCGACCCGTACTCCGGTGACGTGACTGGATTGGAATGGCCAGAACCACCTGTTGACCCGCTGCCCATCGAGGGGTGTCTGGTCGGCGACGGTGGCTCGATCGAGCCGTTGCGGGACGCAAGGAACTCTGTCGAGTCTGACTTTGGGGTCCTCGCACCGTCCGGCGCCGATGTGACGGCCGCCGACAGGTTGGTGGTCCGCGGGTTGACGTGTCAGGTGGTTGGTCGCCCGTTCGACTGGGGCAAGGGCATGACGATCAACGCCAAGATCGCGGAGGGCTGACATGGCTAACGTCCGCATCGAACTGAACCGCGCTGGGATCCGCGAACTTCTGAAGTCTCCCGAGGTTGCGGCTGAGCTGCACCGCCGCGCTGAGCGGGTCGCGTCTGCTGCCCGAGCATCCGCACCGGTGGCCACGGGCGCGTACCTAGCGAGCATCGAGGTTGTCGACGAGGTTCACAAGGACCGGGTCGTGTCTCGCGTGTACGCCAAAGCCCCGTACTCGATGACCGTCGAGGCGAACACGGGTAATTTAGCGCGGGCCTTAGATGCCGCCTCTGGCGCGTAATCGACTGCTATCATTGACGATAAGACCCCCGCGACCGCTCTAACGGCCCGGGGGCGTGACCGAACTGGATTGGAGTTCGATATGAATGATCGTACACAAGCAGAACTTGACTCGTATGCCACGGTGGCTCAACGGTTTTGGTCCTATGTGGACAAATCGGGGGGACCGGATGCTTGTTGGCTATGGATCGGCGCCCGAGGCCATGCCGGATACGGAGTATTCGCTGTTCGTATCAACGGTGGCAAGTTCAACTTCACGGCCTCGCGATGGAGTCTGGGCCACTCGCTCGGTGAACCACTAGCGTGGGATGAAACATCACGGCAAGAGGCGTGTCATCGGTGCAACAATCCGCCTTGCGTGAACCCGGCGCATCTCTATGTTGGAGACCGGTACTCGAACATGCAGGACGCGTGGCGAAACGGGACCTTCGCCAATCGCATCACCGCCAACGCCGCGAAGACACACTGCCACATGGGCCATGAGCTATCGGGGTCGAACCTCCACATCGACCGGAAACGAAACAAGCGTGAGTGCCGTGCGTGCGGTGCGGCGAAGGCGCGCCGATATCGCGCGCAACGACGATTGGGAAAGGCGTCCTAAATGACTGAGGTTGCCGAGTTCCCAAACCTAGAGGTGTGGCTGACGGGATGGCTCCGAACCAAACTGGACGCTCGCACTGAACCCTTCACTACCGGCGTGGTCGTTGACCATCTCGTCCCAAATCCGCGCCCGGCAAGGCTCGTTCAGGTCCGCAGAGATGGTGGGCCTAAGGTCAACCCGCTCACCGAGGCCGCCCGCGTCGGCGTCAACGTGTGGGCTGCGACCGAGTTTGACGCCGACGAACTGGCAAGGTTAACGCGGGCGATCCTGTCCGGTGCTGCCGGTCAAGGCCCCGTCAAGAGAGTCACTGAGACGACAGGTCCCTCACCTGTCCCTGACGTCGTGCCCAGGAAATATTTCACCGTCGAGTTGCTCGTCCACGGTTCCATCATCACAGTCTGAAGGAGACATCATGCCCAAGATCACCCTTGCCTACCCGTACACGGGTGCTGACGGCAAGAACCACAGGCCCGACACGACCGTCGACGTCGACGACGCAGAAGCCGCCCGGCTCCTGTACTACGGACTGGCCCGGGCACCCGAGCCTGACACCAAGAAAGAGAGCTGATCCCTCATGGGTAAGAACCTTGCCGGCGTCCGCATCTATGGGGACATCCTATCTGCCGTCTACGCGGCCGCATCCGGCACCACCGGACCCGTTGGCCTCGCGGCTGTTGCGGTCACCTACAAGGACATGGGCTGGCTTGGTGAGAGCGGCGTCTCACTCTCCCGCAAGGTCGATGTCAAGAAGTTCAAGGCGC